TCATTTTATCCAAACGAATTACCATTAGCAATAAAAGCAAAAACTGCAAATAAAGAAATTATAATAAAAGCTGGCACTCCAATAGCAACAATTATTCCAATTTCATTAACTAAATTAAAGGATGAGTTTATAGAAATAGAAAATTTTATACACAATCCAGAATATGCTCAAAAACAAAAAAGTTATGGAGATGCTGCTCAAGAAATAAACAAATCTGGGCAGTGGACAGACTGGTATAGAGATGCTGTAGATGAAAATAAAAATTCAGTTGGATCACACGAAGTTAAATCATTAAAACTAAAAGTAATAGATAATACCTTGGATAAAAATAATGAATAATAAAATTAAATTTGTTTCTAATAGACCATGGCTAAACAAAGATAGTATATCAAAACCCTCCCCATCAATTAAAGAAATACCAGAATGGTTTAGGAAAGCAGATAGATTTGCAATAAATCCATTAACAAAAGATTACTGGAAAGGTCCAGACGGAGGCAAAATACCAACCTGGAAAGCGTGTCCAGCAATATTTGATATTCTTGGAACAGGATATGTTTTAAAAACTCCATGCGATGTTAAATTTTATTTAAAAAATAATAAAATGTCAGTAGAAATTAAAGAAGAAAAATATAAAGACTTTTGTTCTGAAAGACAACCAATGCCGCAATTTGTTCATCCGCAGGGATATTATAAAGAACATTTTGCATGGTATCCAGACTGGGCAATAGAACTTCCAGAAGGATATAGTGCATTATATACAACCCCATTTAATAGATTTGACTTGCCATTTCTTATGTCTGCAGGAATTGTAGATAATGATAAAATAAATTTACCAGGTACAATGCCCTTTTTTATTATAAAAGGATTTGAAGGCGTGATTCCAGCAGGAACACCTTATGCACAAATAATTCCATTTAAAAGAGAAGATTGGCACTCAGAAGTTTTTATAGAAAATCCAAATAGTCTATATAAAAAAAATCAAAATAACAGCGATAAATATAGAGTAAAAGATGGTGGAGTTTATAAAAATGAAGTTTGGTCTAAAAGAAACTATGAATAGGATGGTATAATAAATATATGGATAGAGAATTAGCTAATGATACAAAAAATTATAACAATAGGATTTCTATAACACCATCTGGATTTTTTGGATCTTCTCCAGATATGATTCAAGCAAGAGAAAATTTTATGACACCAGAAGAGTTAGAATTCCTATCTAATTGTGCAAGAAATATATCAGAGTGGGACGTCACACAAACACACTATAATGAAAATGGAACAATTATTTATGATTCATCTTATTGGGATAATAGGGTAGCGTCTAGACCTATTTTAGATAAAGCGGACCCAGAAATTTCAAATGTTATTGGAAGAATGGTTGATAGATTAAAAATTGAAGTAGATAACTTTTTTAAAGTCGATGCGTTTCCCACCAGCCCAGCAATAGTAAGGTGGATGCCAGGATATAAACAACTCCCTCATGCTGATAAAGAACTTCATGAGGGATTAGACGCAGGAAAACCAAATGATTTTCCGTACTATGACTTATCTGGATTATTTTATTTAAATGATGATTATGAGGGAGGGGAACTATATTTTCCACAGCATAACATACAATTTAAACCAAAACCAGGAGCAGCATATTTTTTTCCTGGAGATATGAATTATATTCATGGTGTTACTGAAATTACAAGTGGCATTAGATATGTAATCCCATTTTTTTGGACAATATTAAAGCACACTGGAGAAAAACAACTATGAGCAAAGAGATAGAGTTTATCTCTATATATCCTAAAATAAATGTTTATAAAAATGTTTTTAATGATGTTGATAGTTTTTTAGAAAAATCAAAAAAATTAACTAGTTGGGATTCATGGTATACATTTGGGGAAATGACTGCATTAGCAGAAAAAGTTTTAGAATTTGATAATTTTCCAACAAGAAATGAATTTATAAATTCAAGAGATTGGGAAATTAATGAAAATGAGTTTGAAAAACAAATTAAAAAAACATTATCTATAGAGGTGGGAGAAATTTTTTATGATGTAACCAGTCATTTTCTAAAAATGTACCCAGAAACCTCTTTACCAAATTACTATAAACAATCAGCTTCAATTAATAAATATATTAAAAATGGTGAAGGCGTATCTAAAAATTATTTTATGAATTACCATACAGATTTCGTACAAGCAGAAAAAGAGGTCCCAGGTAATAAATTTGGCATAACTACTACTTTTTACCTTAACGATGACTATGAAGATGGCGAAATTTGTTTTAAGATTAATGATGAGTTTATTTCTTATAAACCAAAAAAGGGAGACGTAATTGTTTTCCCTTCAAGACCACCGTACTACCACGGAGTTAAAAAAGCTTTTGGAAACGATAGATATATGATAAGATCTTTTTGGCAATATAAATATGAAGGTTCAAAAGAATGGCTAGATAATCAAAAAAAATATGGAAAAGACTTATGGGCACAGATGGAAAAAGAAAGAATAAAAGAAGAAGCTTTTGATAATCAAATAGATTCAGAATCTGTAAATAGATTTATGGGAAAAGATAATGGTAAATATTTATGAAACAATGTACTTGTGGAAGGTCTAATGCGTATCCATATTGCGATGGTACACATAAATTAAAAAAAATACAAAAAGAAGAAAATTTAGAGATTAAAGCAAAAGAGGAAAAAGAATGAAAAATGGAATTATAGAACATATAGATAAATCTAATTTTATTTATTTGCAAAACGAAGAAGTTCCTGTTGATAAAATGGGAGTCCTTGGTGTTAAAGTAAATACAATAGTAGAAATTCCTAATTTTATAGATCCTCAAATTGTTCCAAAAATGATAAACTTTTTTGAAAATTGTGATGTTGACTGGGGAGATATTGCATTTTATGGATCATCTGGAAAAGGAATTAAAACAGATGCAGAAACAATGAAAAAATTTGATCTCCCAGAAGGATTTTTTGATAAATTAAAAGATAAATATCAAGAAGCAGTTCAAACAGTATTTGAAAGAGAAGTTAGGGCAAATACATCTCATGCACAAAAATGGGACATTGGAGGATTTGCAAGCCCGCACTCAGATAATTCAGATAATGATGGAAAACCAAATGCTTTTGAAATAAATAAATATGTAGGAATATTGTATCTTAATGACGACTATGAGGGCGGAGAACTATACTTTTGTGATAAAGATAATAATATGGAAACGTATTTATCGTTTAAACCAAATGTTTATTCTTATTATGTTTTTCCTGGTGGTTATGAAAATATTCACGGAGTATCAGAAATAACTAAAGGTACAAGATACACCATGGTTTCATTCTGGGACTACGCAGATTCAGTTTATGATCAAGAAACATTAGATCGATGGGAAGAAGAAGAAAAAGAAGTAAGAAGGCAACAAGCAATTCAAAAAGAAGAATGGCTAAAAGGAAACAAATATGCTTAATGTAGAAAGATTTGATAAAATATCTTACTACAAAAATGTTATAAAAAATCCAGAATCTTTAATTGATTTAATAGAGGCATCAGATAAAAATTTAAATAATAATACAAGTATTCCTGTATGGCAAGAATGGATTGCAAGCGGGGACGAAGAGTATGTTTTTGGATATCAAAAAAGATTTAGTAGCTCTGTCGAATACGATACAGACCAGGATATACAAAAAATAAACTATATTCTTAAAAAAGCAATAGTCGACTCGTCAGAAGATTATTCAAAATATTATTCAATAAATATAGGTAGCCTAATGCCATTGTCTATAAGTAAATATTCTACTGGAAAATCTATGGGGCCACATGTTGATGATTATAATAACGGAGATGACCCTAATATATCAGTAGTGCTATATCTTAATGATAATTATGAAGGTGGAGAAATTAATTTTCCAAATCAAGATATAACTATAAAGCCAGAAGCAGGAAGCATTGTAATATTTCCATCTGTGGAGCCCTACTACCATCAGTCTTTACCAGTTATTTCTGGAATTAAATATATGTCTCCTGGATTTTGGCGTAAAACCCAACAAGGTGGTATAATTTAAAAATGGCCACTATTTCAAATGATAAAAACTGGAGATTTCCAGATTACACAGACTCCCCAGACATCCCAAGAGACATTTCATATTTAGCTGCTGATATTTCTGAATATATTGACAATCATCCTGGTCCAACTGGCGCAACTGGCGCAACTGGCGCAACGGGGCCATCAAACGTTTTATCTGTAGGAACAGTAACAACTGGAAACGCAGGCTCATCTGCCTCAGTTACAATTGCGGGCACATCGCCAAGCCAAACAATAAGTTTTACAATTCCTCGTGGAGATACTGGTGCAACTGGCTTAACTGGCGAACAAGGAATTCAAGGCGTACAAGGTATTCAAGGCGAACAAGGTATTCAAGGACTTAAAGGCGACAAAGGAGACACAGGAGAAACTGGAGCAACTGGTGCAACTGGACCAACTGGGCCACAAGGTGAACAAGGTATCCAAGGCATACAGGGAATTCAAGGAGAACAGGGAACTGGTGTTAATATACTTGGCTCTTATGCAAACTTAACAGCGCTACAAGCAGCACATCCTACTGGAAGTCCTGCAGATGCATATTTAATTAATAATGATTTATATGTTTGGTCACAATCAACATCTTCTTGGATAAATGTTGGAACAATAAGAGGTCCACAAGGAGATCAAGGAATACAAGGTATTCAAGGACTTAAAGGCGACAAGGGAGACACAGGAGATACTGGTGCAACTGGCGCAACTGGTCCGCAGGGTCCGCAAGGAGAACAAGGCATACAAGGAATTCAAGGTATTCAAGGAGAAACTGGTTTAACTGGAGCAACTGGAGAAACTGGTGCAGCTGGACAAGATTTAGTTTCAGTATTTACAATTGCACAAAAATCTTCATCTTACACAATAGTATCTTCAGATCTTGGAAAGCTAATAGAAATGTCAAGCGGAGGAACTATAACCGTACCGACAGACTCAGAGATATTTGCCGTAGGATCAACAGTTGATATTGTTCAAACTGGATCTTCACAAGTTACAATTGCAGGAGATACAGGTGTTACTGTTAATGCAACTCCTGGATTAAAATTAAGATCACAATGGTCATCTGTAACATTAATAAAAAGAGGAAATAATCTTTGGGTTGCACTTGGCGATTTGAGCGCCTAAAATGCCAAAATCAAGTCGTGGTAGACACGGAGTAAGAAAAACTTCAGTTCCAAATATTACTGGACAATCTTATACTACTACGCAAACATATTTAACAAATTTAGGATTTATATACATACAAACAACCACAGATACAAATACAGAATCAAATAATTTAGTAATATATTCACAAGGATTAACTAGCGGATCAGTAGTACCACTTGGAACACCTATACCATTTCAGTATTATGTTTATGTCCCACCATTCTTTCCACCTTTCTTTCCACCTTTCTTTCCACCTTTCTTTCCATTTTTCCCACCAGCCTTTCCTTTCTTCCCAGATTTTCCACCATACGTCCCACCAGTTGAGCCAATCCCACCATTCTTCCCATTCTTCCCATTCTTCCCACCAGCATTTCCATTCTTTCCATATTTTGCACCACCTTTCTTTCCATTTTTTCCACCAGCATTTGGTCCATACTTTACAAGATGCGTAGATGGAGATACCTTAATACTAACTAGCAATGGTCCAAAAAAAGCTAGAGATATTAAAATTGAAGATGTGCTTTTAACAGTTAATTTAGAATCATTAACCGAAGAATCAAATGCAACTCCATTACAAATTAATGTGCAAGATTTGAAGTTAAATAATTTAGTACATACTAAAGTTACAAATGTAATTGCTTCTAATAAAGTGGAAAGAGTATATTTTAACAACGATAAAACAGCTCAATTTACTGAAACTCATCCAATATTCGTAAAACGCAATAACGAGTATCGTGTAGTCGAAGCAGGCACAGTTCAAGAAGGAGATTTTTTAATAACTATTAATCCAGATGAATTATCAGAAAATTTAGATATTAATAAAATTATATCAGAAACAGTGGTCACTAAGGTAAATAAAAATATTTTAAATCTTGAAAAAGATGTTTATACATTTAGCTGCGATCCATACAATTGGTATTTTGCAGGAAATATATTAACACACAATAAATAATCAGGGGATAAA